CCGTCATTTTTGCATTTTTAAATTTCATTTTCTTGCCTTTCCATAACCGCGTTTAGCTAATCTACCCGCCATAATTTTTGTTCCAGCTTTATTTACTGGAAGACCTCCAACAGGGCCCATTGCTTTAAATGGTTTACCTATGTTAGGTCCATAATTTCCTCTTTTTTTCTTTGGTGTATCAACTGCTCCACCACGTTTCTTTTTAATAACTCCTCTACCCATAAGAATATCTTTTTGTGTAACTTTGCCATCACCTGATAAATCAGGGAACTTGGACACCGAACCGCCGTTTGCAATATTTAATATTTGTTCACCCTCTTGAGTTTTTTTGTCTACTCCGTGTGGAACTCCAGGTTTTTCTGTACGTTCTGGTGTTCCTTTTCCACCTTTAAGTCCTAATGGTTTCTTTTTTTTCTTTTTAGGAGGAGCTGATTCTGATTGAGGAACAGGTGGTTTCTTTTTAAGTAGATCACCAACTTTTAGTGTGATTGACAAACCTTGTTTTTTTTTCATTTTCTTCAGCTCTTTTGCTGCGTCTCGTGAAAGTTTATTTGCTTCTAGTTGTTTCTTAGTTTTTTCAGGCATAATACTTAATGTATAGTGGGTTTTAAAAGATTTAGCAAGTCTCTTCCATTATGATTCATAATATTATCATACTCTTGTTCAGTAAGGTTGTTATGGTACAACATTTTCGCTACACCCATCATTGCACCCGCTAAAAGTATTTGTTCTTCCTGACTTGTTACTGCTGTGTCAGAAAAATTCATTAACTCGTTAAAATATTCCTGTAATTTAATTGTTGCGTTTTGCATTGTTTTGATTTTGTTTATCTAGATTAACATTTGCACGCAATTGTGCAATATCTTCGTTAGAATCTATCTTATCTTGAGCAATTTTTGCGGTTTGATCAAGTTTT